GGCCAAAGCGGCATTGGTGGCTGGTATCGCTGCCGCGCTCAGTGTCATCAAAACGTACGCTAAGGATCGTGTCACGGGGTAACCATGGACGACGCCGATCTTGACACTAAGTGGGCCGAGTTCCTCGACGTTCAGGGAAACTCCATTCAACAGGAAGTTTACGAAACGTTACAGGACACGGCCCATGTGTTCGACGTTGTGGACGGCACTCACGCCAAGTGGGCCAACGATGGCCTGCTGGGTTTGCTGCTGGTCTTTGACGAGGATGAGGCGGAAACGCTGCTGGCCGCATTCCACGCCGGGGTCGAAGGGGTGGAGGACGCCACGTACGCGTGGGGTGTTTGGGTCACGTCGCTGATGGGGATGATACGCCAGTGTTTGGCGGGGTCTCCGGAAAACAATTAGTCTCCGCGCAGCCACCTGCGGACACTCGGCTTGTCTACGAGTTCGGCCATCAGGTGTCGGCGTATAGTGTCTCTTCTGCGAGCCAGTGTCGTCTTGGGTATCCCAAGCACGGCACCGGTCTTGCGAAGCGACGAACCTGCTATGAAGAGTTGTTCCGCTATGAACCGTTCCTGCGGGGGCAACGCGTCTACGGCCTCGCCTAGAACATCTTTGAGCGCAGCGGTTCTCGACAAGGGCACGTCTTGGCTGACAGTACCGGGCGCTTCCCGCATTAGCATTTCGAGTTCGTCCAAGGGACGATGCCGGAATAATACTGATTTAGACCCCAGCAGTCTGCTGCGCTTATGTTCCCAGTTGTACTTCAGGGGGTCGAACGGGTATTCTTTGCGTTGAGACATGGTGCATCCAAGCGTTACCTGATTGTGAGGGTTGCTTGGCTGCAGGCGTTAAGTGATCTTAACCTTTCCAGTCTACCACAGATTTGAGGTGTTCCTCGGCTATTAGCCGGGTACCCTCAGGGTCGTATCCGGATGGTTCACCGATCTTCCACGCACGATCATGGTTGATCCACCCTAGGATTTCCACGGTGCGGAACTCTGGGGCTACCGGTTTGACGACGAACAGCACCAGTTTGTTCCCCAGTTGCCGTTTGCGCACAGCCGCCGACGTGCTGGTCCGCACCCTGCGTACCTCAATGTTGGTTCCCACGTCAGGCAGGTGCTTGTACGTGGCGTGGTCGCTTTTGTGCCACACATGCCCCGACCAGTACTGGTTGATGGCTTTCGCTACGGCTAGTTCTCCGACACAGGCGGCGACCTGAGCGGTGCGGTCGTCTTCCATGCGCTTCTTGTCATAGTGGGGGGCGTCACGTTTACCCCAGTTTTCTATGAACCGTCTGGCACCAACGTGGGATGCGTGTTCATACTCCCATGGTTCGAGTTCAATCAGGATCAAGACGATCCACCTTTACAGCCGCCATGCGGACAACCTGCCCGTCGTCATCCCACGCTACACCATTCAAAGCATCGCATGTGAGTTTCAAATAATTATCGAGATCTCCTCTGAGTGTCTTAGCGCCGTGGGGTGATTCGCATACTGTCAGGATCGTAGCATCAGGGGTGTACGCAACGTACAGTTCGACTGGCCCCTTGAACTTGGGGCCTTTGGCTTGCTGCCATGCGACTGCGATTTCCTTCTCTTCGTCCAAGGTTCCCTTCGGGGTGAACACTTGGCCTTTCTTGTTGTGGCGAGGTCGGGCTTTGACTTTGGGTCGCCGGTCTATTCGTATGAAGAAACTTTTCATTCTTCCCGCCACGCCTCCTTGTGTGCTGCTTCGAGCACGCTTTGTAACCGTTCGTTTCCGTCCGGTCGGTTAGCGTACTTGCCGCCCCAGTCTTCGTCTGCTTCTTCGAGTTCTTTGATGATGTCACCGTCGCCGTACGATTGGCGGATCATGGCGCACGCCAAACTGAACAGGGTCATGGACCGGTCACCGTGTGGCTTGTCGGGGGTGCGGCGTGGCCCGTTGCGCCGTATCGCTTCGGACAGCCCCGTCAGTCTCTGACCGGTGTAACTGTACGAGGAGCGTTTGATGGGTGCGGGTTCGTTGCGTTTGTACAGTTCGTGGATCGCCTCCCAGTCTTCCGGGGTGGTTCTCGCTTCGAGGGCGCGTTCCACGAACGCATGGGGCGGGATCTTCGAGTAGAGAACAGTCGGGTCAACCATCTCGTTCTGTCCCGGTTCCCGGTCCACATGGTACGGGAGCCGCATCCCGTTGCCTATCTTCTTGCCGACGAGGGTGATCTGTTTCGGGTTTACTTCCTTGGTGGGGGCGTCAACTATGTCGCACGCTCCGATCAGCCCTTCTCGTACGACACGGGCTGGCATCGGTTCGGTGAAGAACGTCCACAGGTGGAACCCCTTGGACCGGGATCGTTCCACCCATCCGGTGACACCTAGTTGGGCGAGCACTTGGTGCACGTTTTTGGCGTGAATATACGATTCCTGCATCCCCTCGTCCCAGTCAACGCACCCCCACCACACTACAAACGCCTCAGGAGCCCCTGAGAGGCCCTGTAAGGCGATCAGAGGGTAAACCCCTACCCCCTGCCCATCTGAGGTCAGGTGGGCCTCTACGGCCCTCAGATAGGCCTCTCCGGACGCTTCGTAAAGGGAGCCGTCTGGTCGTTCCATGGGGAAGAACCCGCCGTCAGTGTGCGACTTCGCCATACTGCCGCCTTGGAACAGGGAAGCGAACCCTTCTACGACCTCTTTCGTTACGTATTCTTCAATGCTCATCGTTCCGGTGTTTCTGGTATCAGTTCCTCATGGTATGGGTGTACGTGACCGGCCACCGGATCCAAATAGTACGTCTGATCCAGTAGGCGCGCTGTGCGCTTGTTCTTACACAGGTTCATGTTGACACTGTTGGCGTGGTATTCCTTCTCCCACATTGACAGGTCGGTGCGATCCTTCTTGCGGTACACCTCCAGCACGAAGATCGCCTCGTGTTCACCGCCGTACCTGCCGCCGTACAATCCGGCTGCGTAACCGGGAGGTGACGTGCCGCGCCCTGATTGGTGTACGAGACCGACAGGCACCCTCTGCGTTTTAGCCCACCGTTTGATCGCTTGTGCCTTGGAGGTGACACCAACAGAGTCGGCGTCCCCTCCCGGCAACAGTTCCAAGTAGTCGATCATCGCAAACGAGGGTTCCGTCCCCCACCACGCACGGGCCTCGTCCATGACCCGGCTCATTTCGTCCAAGTGGATCGCCTCGTCCACGATGGCTACCCGTGACAGTTCCTGCGTGGCGGCACGTTCCAAGTCTGACAGCATGTCCTTGTCGCCCTCTTTGATGGCTTCTTCGACCTGCTCGGAGGAACGCCCCTTGAGCAGGCAGAACAGTTTCATCAACACCAGTTCGCGTGGCTCGTCCAACGAGAAGATCACCACATGAGCGTCGTGGTGGTTCACGAGGTTCCACACGATGCTGTTGAGGAGGATCTGAGACTTCCCGGTGTGGGACCGTCCCAGAACCATCATCACTTCGCCACGGCCCACGCCACGGGTGGCTATGTCGAACTCCGGGAACCCCATGTACCATCGTTCCGTCGGGTTGCTGATGAACCCCACGAGGCTGTCCACCACAGCGGACGTTAAAGCAAACCTCTTGGGCGGTTCGGGTTGGGGAGGGCCGGGGGTTTCACCCGTGTCCTGCTGGGCGATCGCAAGACGACGGGCTACTTCCCCCTCCGAGTGAAGGGTCGCCATCACTTATCCTAGGATAATTTAGTTGGCGTTTGCCTTCTGACGGATCTGCCGTCCCACTTCAGCGAGAGCCTCCCCGGTCTTGCCGGAGTTCGGGTCAACAAACCAGTGGGGGAACGCTGGGGTTCCGTCCTTGTCCCTGCGGGCAAGCCACAGTCCCTTACCGTCCGACTTGCGCCGGTAAGCGGGCCTAGTAGCGTTCTCGCCTCCGCTGAGTTGCTCCGGCCAGTTGGTGTACCACTGGTCGGCGTTGTCCATCAGGTCGCGCCACAGGTCGGTCTGACCACCACCTGCGGGCGCAGCGGGTGCTGGTGCGGGGGCGGCAGCCACGGTATCACCTTGGTTGTTCCCGGAAACGCTTTTCTGAAGCCGACGGACGGCTACCTCCGTGATCTCGTAACCAACACCCAGCGCCTCGTAGTTCGCTGTGGCAAGCCGGTCACCCCACGCCTGCACTTCGCCCTTCACGTCCTCCGCCGAGGAGCCAGCATCCATCGAAAACTCTATGGACGACGACGCTTCCTCCGATTCGTAAGGTGCGACCTGCGCCACACTGCGGCGTGAAACGGTTATTCGTATGTCGTTGCTAGTTGCCATGGTATTTCTCCTTACAGTTGGTTCCATGGATCTGGTCCCGCAAACCTGCCACGGCATGAGTTCCATGCCCCGCACCACTTTGGTGAACAGTGCCACCCCTCCATGCGGAGAGGCCACACCGGCAGGTCAGCGGCTATTAGTGTTCCCGCAGAGCGGGCCAGCGCAACCAGACTGGCCCACTCAACGGGTCCGTAATCGGTGACAGTCCGATGCACTTCGCCCTTGACGAGGTGCACGAACTCGAAACCAGTGTTCTCTGCGGCCATCCCGGAGGTGACCGTGGCCCACGTATAGGCGGCTGCCTGCACGGACCATTTCTTCAAATCGGAGTTGCTGAAATTGTCGGGTTTACGGCTCGGGTTCTTCCAATCAAGAACCGGCATCCCGTGCTCTTGCACGCAGTCCACTGTTCCCCTCAACCAGATCTCAGGCTTCTGGTCAACGACCAAAGGTAGTTCAAAGTCCCATTCGACCGCTTTGGGTTTCACAGTGGGGCGCACTTCGTTCCACCAAACAATAATGTTCTTTTGCACCCGGTCTTCCCCGACCTTTTCGGACAGGTTCCACCGGTCGATGACTTCCTTTTTGCGGCCCCATTCTTCCATCGCCGCTTCGGTTGTTTCTTCCACCGACAGGGGTGCCTGTGATCGAATCACTTCGCTGAGGCACTGTTCGATACCGTAGTGGACGGCGGTTCCAATGGCGGTGCTGGTCGAGTCAGAGTCGGGGACGAGCCCGTGCCAGATCTGCCGTGCCTGCTCCGGGCATTTTGACATGGTGCCCAGCCATGACTGTCTGAGAACTATCCGATCTTCGCCCATCAGATCCATTCTAGCGCCTCCTTGCCGGTTTGTGGGGGACCCCCATATGCATAGTCATATGCATAGCCCAGCCTTACGGGCTGGGCATATGCCATATGCATATGGTTTGAGTACACGCCGGGTCAGTCCACGACCGTCAGGTGCCGGGACGGGTGGTCCGGGCCGGGGTCGTCCTCGTTGGTTTCCGGGTCGGGCAGCATCTCGCCCAGTGATTCCATCAGCCGGAGATGGGCGAGCCCCTGCTCGTGGTGAAAGTCAACTATTTGTTGCAACATTTGGTACAGGATTCCGTGGGAAAACTGTATCCCTTTTTGTAGCCAAACAAGGTAGTCCCCTACGGTACTTAGGTCCTCGTCTTGCGTGTCGAATATGTCTTGTCCGGGGGCGAAAGTCGCTTCGCCTTCACTGTTATTGTCGTCGTTTTCTTCTGACATTTTATCTCCTAATGAGAGTGGGGGCCGGGGCGAAAGGAGGGGAAAAGACCCCGACCCCCACGATCTTTTATGTTTAATATCCTAGGATAACTCGGATTCCATTTGTTGTATTTCCCCTAGTATCATTTGCCTGCGCATCCGCGCCGCATTTAATGCTATGACCTCTGCTCGTAACGTGTCCGACCATTCTAATTGCTCGGTCACAGCAGCAGACCACTCGTCGTGCGTTCCCCATCGCACTTCAACTATGGGGTACAAGGTTTGGTCTTCGCCATCCTCGTCTTTTATGACTACCACGCAGACGTGCGCTTGGCTTGGATCTCCAAACCGTCCTGTTCGAGAATGACCAGTTGACCGTTTGCCTGCGTCACGCAGTCACCGGCCCTCTTCATCCGTGTCTGGAGGGGCACGCCTACGCGCACGGCGCGGGTGAAAGCCATTGACCTCATGCTTTCGATCCCGCACTCAAACTGTTCGCCCTGCAACAGCAGATGCGGTCGCCCATCAAACCACGTATCCCAATCATAGGATTTTTGTCCACGTTTACTGGCCGATAACTCTTTCAGCACTATGCTCATAACTGGTCTGCTCCATTCTCTCTATTTGCTCAAACCAAGACACCCGGTGTCCCGGTTGAGTCTTCGCCCGGTTGGCAAAGATCTCTGACGCTTCCCTAATCGTATCACAATAGTCGCCCGCTCCGCACTCCCACTTGTCGCCGTCGTCCGAATACACGGACCACACTACGAACGGGTGCACCCCACGGGTCCACTTCGCTAACACTGTTCCAACATAGTTGCGGTAACCGGAACCACCGGCGCTTCCACTAACACTCCACATCAACGGCTCCGAACCGTTCTCCAATGTAAGGATCACTCTGTCTCCCTTAGTCGCATGATTTCCTCTCTAGTGTAGGTACAGTCAACACCGGTTCGGGCCGACGACCGGCGCACACGAGCACCCTCGTACTCCCGTTTCGCCTCGGTGCACACCTCGCACCGGCACTCACCCGACTGGTACGCGTTCAATCCGTGTTTCATGGGGTGGTCACCTGTTCCCCCACCGGGATGTTGCCTTCCCGGATAGACGAATCGCATATTTCCATCTTCCCGTTGATGTACAGTGTTTTCATCCAGATGGTGGTTTCCAACTTGATGGTCCCGTACGGTGACTCCACCTCCACGAAATGAGAGTCGGCCAACACAGAGCCCTGCTTAATGGCCTTGTGCGGGTTGCCCGTAAAGTAGCCGTGGATCAGGCTCATGTGTAATGCTCCCCCACAACCACCCGGTGTGTCGATTTGATATTAAGCGTCCCATCGCCGGTTATTGTTTCATCAAGGGGTAGGTCTTCGCGGCGGCGCAACTCGTCACGCCCCTCGTCCAGTTTCATTTCCAACTCGTCACACAACCCTTCAAGTTCCTCGGTGGAGATTATTTCTAGGTCTTGATGCCACATGCTCATGTGTAATGCTCCGCCCACTCGCTGGTGCAATCAACCAGTTGAGCGTACGGCAACACGGCGCTGATGTACGTGTCACCTATGTCCCACCCGCCGAAGGTCGCCTCCGATTGGGCAGCGACCATCCAACGAGCGAGGGGCTTGTCCTTCTCCAAGTCGGGTCGTGAATACGTTTTCAGGACACGCCACTCGATACCCGGACCCCGGTACATGGCGTACGGGTGCTCCTTGTCGCGTGTCTTCCCAAACGGATTCTTCGTTGTAGCCATTTCCCTAACCTTTCTGTGCAGCGAACCGCACGTTGTTTATGCCAGTGAGACACATGCCGCATTCGACACACGCCCCCCGGCCCGTACCCTCATCACCCCACACCAGCAACGGGATCTTACCCGTCAACTCGGGGCAACGAGGACCTTTACGCTCACCCTCGAACAGGGCGGCGAGTTCCTCAGTCTCATCCCACGTATCACCACAGAAAGCCAGCCTGACCCACGGGTTAGCGGCCTTCACGGGTATGGCTGCGTACACGTTGTCACGGTCCACTGACAGGTACACCGTCAGGTTCTCCACTGGACCCAGCGACGGCACCGCATCATAGTTCCTCGTGTACACCCAGAACGTACTGTCCGGGTACAACAGGGCTACGGTGCGCATCGCGGTCGCAAAGTTCCGGCCCGGAATGTCACCAGCCCAAAACCAGCGGAACACATGCGGCTCGTCACGCTTACGCGCCCACCTGCGAGACTCCTCGATCAACGGGCGCAGCATCCCCACCAGCCGGTGCACACTGTGCTTGTTCTGCTGGTACATGTCCCAGTTGTGATGCAACAGGGCCTGCACCGTCGTCCACGGCACATCCGCATAACAGACGTTCTCGCACCAGTCGGTCGCATCCTTGCATGACCACGCCCTACCGATGGGCAGCCCAAACGAGTTGGGGTCTGGTGAGCCGTTCGTCACGACATCACCCTTCGGCCTAGCAAAGAACGCAACCTTACGATCAGTGGACAGCCTGAACCAGTTAGTATCAGGTTGCACGTCTACTTTGAGTTGTTGCACTTCAACCATTACAACTCCAATCCCAGCATGGCATTAGCAAGTTCATCCAACTCAGGCATCAAACGCCCATATGTTTCAAAGATGTGAGCCAACGCATTAGCCTCTTCGCTATCTAACACGATGACAGTCATGTCCTTACCGCTTGTTACTTCAGCCATTACCATTACCTCCTTATCCTAGGATAACTTACCACAACTGGTAAGCACCACGCGACCAGACAGTTTTCCCATCCAGTTCTTGAATCCACACTTTCCCTTCCTTCCCGTATTCCGCTGGAGTTTCCAACGTCTGAGACCACGTCTGTACGGTCTTCAAGTTG